ATAGTTACACTTGTTGTTGCGGAAACTGTACCTAATGAAATAGCACCACCAGCCTTGAGCCTTAAAACTTCACTCTGAGATGCATTCCCGTCGGTAGTATAAAATACCATATCAGCACCGTTTTCACTGGCTGACCATGTGGCATCTGTTATTGCCTCAATCCTTGCACCTACTGTAATAGTATTACTGGTATCTTCTGCACCAGCAAACTCAAGTACACCAAGACGATGACCACTTGCCATTACAGCACCATCATTTGATTGTAATCTTAATGAGCCGCCTTCTGTTGCAGAACTTGCTGTGTTATCATTTATAGTCACATTTCCAGCCGAACTAATTGACATATCAACTGTTGCTCCTGTGCCAGCCCATTCCGTTCCAAAACTCATAGCATCAGTACTATGGTCATAGTAAATAATGCCTCTATAGGTATTTGAACCAGTCCCATCACCAAATGCCAGATAACCAGATAAATTATTATCTGTAATAATACTAATTCCAGCGTTTCCACCAGTTTCATAGACAACAAGATTGTTCATTGAAGCGTTATAATCACCCGGAGCCGCAGTTCCTATCCCCACCAGATTATTTGACGCATCTATTGAAAGAGTGTTGGAATCAAAGTTCAGAGCATCTACTGCCGCATTAAGCGTTATGTCTTTTGTAGCATCAGATAAATCAATTACATCAGCAGTTATATTTAATGCTGTCCCTGCCGCTATTGTTAAATCAGTTCCGTCTGATGATATGCTTTCCCCGCCTCTGTCATAAAAGTACAGAGTATCTACTACTCGCACATCACCATCTAATACATCTAAAGCTGTTGCTCCATTTGTTCCAGTAATCTGTAAAACTTCTTCTGACGCATCCCAAGTAAGGTTATCTCCAGCAGTGCCACTATGAAATATTACATCTGACCCTAAACCATCTGAGCCTACTGTGACTGCTCCAGTAACTCCCAGCGTACCTTCTAATACTTCATCAAAGGATAAACTTCCGCCTCCAGATACAGTTAAATCACCGCTAACTGTAAGGTTTTCTTCAATAGTTAAATCACCAGTTATAGTTCCACCTGAGGATATTGAATCAGAAGTTGTTGTAATAATACTACTTTTCATGATATATCCCTTACGCTAGAATTACTCTGACAGTTGCATCAGAGCTTTCTTTTCTTTCCATTATTAAATATACTGAATCACCTAACCCTCTAGGGACTTTTAATGAATAAATTGTATCTCCACCCATTAGATACAAGTCATTACTTGTACTTATATCTGAATCAGTACCAGTGGTATTAAATGTGAAATAAAAATCTTTATCAGATTGTAAGTGAATTGTATGATATGAAGTAACATTTACAGCTACCCCATCTGAATCTACTGTTACAGCCGATTGTACTTTCCAATCTGCAGCTGTTTCTGCATTTAATGATTCGTGAGCTCTATGTTTTTGAAGGTTTGCCATTGTCTTCTCCTTTTATTTCAACTGTCTTGCGAGGCGAGAAAGCTCCTTATACAGTTGTATTTTATCTTACAGCGAAAGGACTTGCCGGAAACGACATTGAGATATTTCTCTTGTTACTTTCGTTGTCGCCTAATTTACTATAAAATTCTTTCATGTAATACTCTTTAAGCTCAACTGATCCAGATAATTCAGCCATCATAGATTTGACATAGTCCACTACTGCTAATGAGAGCATTTTATTTAAGTTTATGTGGGATGTTTCATCTACACTTGCTGTTGCTACTTCTAGAGGTATTTGCCTTATTGTTATTCTTTCACTAGCAGTTTCAGCTGTAAATGTGCCAGTAGCAACCGTTAATGTTCCAGAGCTAGCGCTTCCAGACAGCGTATAGTCGCCATCATTACTTGCTGACCCCTGCACTCTTATACGGTCTCCATCCGTAAAATCTCCAAATCCACTTGATGAATCAGTTATAGTATCAGAACTACCCCCTCCATCTACAAAAGCGATTCCAGTTCCTGAAGCTGATGCAGTGGAAGTTTCTAATGCCTCTGATACAAAAGGTTCATTAAGAGCAGTATATTCAAATCTGAGACCATTAGCAATGTCTTCATCGGGATACATAAGTTCCCTATTCCTCGATCTGAATACACCACTTTGCGTTACTCTCTCAGAACTGCTACCACCTAACAGCTTATATAAAAGAAGCTCTCTACCTCTTAAATAATAAAACCATTCTGATTCTACATAGCTGCTCAAGGTGAAGTATCCTCTATTATATAAGAAGGTTGGCCTGACAAGCGTTTAATACGCTTATACTTACCATCGCTAGTATCTTTTATACTAATGTTATTGATAGCTATCAAATCACCGGGGAATTGATAAATATTATCGTCACTATCAACAGACTTGATAATATCTTGTTTGTCAGATTTTATCTTTTCTTTAGAATTAGATTGGATATGATGTATAGCATCTTTTATCCATGCAATGGTAAGAGTGGTATTATCGCTACCAGCTCTTTCCATTAATTCTAATACTGTCATTTAAGTGAAATTAGCCACTTCTACAGCAGCAGGTGTGCCATCATCACTCATAGTAAAAGTTTCATCAGATGGAGCTGGGAAAAATATAGCGCTTCCCGGAGCTAGAGTAACAGATGTAGCTCCAGCAGTAGATACCGTAACATTAGCAGTATTTACAGTAGTCCCTACATTATCAGCTTCAGATGCGTCATAATCAAAACCAGTGTGTTTTACCCATATACCATCTGAACTTGAGCTTGCTACAGCCCCACCGTCACTTGTTACAGTTGTCGGCACTCCAGCATTCCACTCTGTCGTATCATTACCAGCCCATGTAGTATTACTTTTTCCACCACCAAGCGTTTTTCTTATATTAGCAGATAGTGTTTCAACTTCCATAGGGCCTCCGTCAGCTGTTGAAGCAGTTGATTCAACTGCCGTTACGGATACCTTGTAATCTATCCTTGCCATTTTATGTCCTTTGTTGTTGTGCAGCTTGCGCTGCTATTGTTTGATTTATCATTTTTGAGTTATTCTGAATATACTGCGTTATTTCTGTCTGAGCCCACTTGTAATACCTCTCAGCCTGTCTTTCGTAGTACTGTGTATTTTGTGTTGTCATAGCAGATTGTTGAGTTTTTTCAGCTACATCTGATTGATGTTTCTGTATTTCTGCGGTATATAGAGATAACTTATTTTGATATTCCTGTACTTCTTTATTAAGTGTATTAGAGAAATCTTGTACTTCCTTCTCTATATTTTGTTGATATTCACCTAATTCAGAAGAATATTTCTGTAATTTTTGTCCTTCCTCGGCTGACTCAAGTTGAGCGTCTTGTATAGATTGTTGTATCTGAGCCTGATAAATTGTGCTTTCCTTTTGAAATTCATTTAACTCACTTTGAATATCTGATCCATACTCTTGCATTTTGCTACTATAATCAACTTGATACTTCTGGAAATTTTGAGTCCACTCTTCTTGAGTCCATTTTTCTATTGTAGCTGAAACTTCTGCTTGATATGCTGTTAGCTCCATTTGATACTTTTGAACCTTCTTACTATCAGAAGCGTCAGATAGATCAGCATTTTTTAAAGATATATTTAACTGAGCTTGGTATTCTGTACTCTCTTTTTGGAACTCATTTAGTTCGTTTTGCATATCTGATGCATATTGTTGTAAATCACTTTCAATATTCCTATTCCAAATAGCAATTTCTTTCTGAACCTCGTTTATTGTATACTCTTGTACTTGCTTATTTACATCAGATTGATATGATTGAATTTCACTTGCATACTTTTGTAGTTTAGCCGAGTATTCAGAAGAATCCTTTGTTTGCTGATTTTGAGCTTCTTGGATTTTTTCCTGTAACTCATTCTGGTACACAGCCTGTTCTTTATTAAACTCGTTTAATTCATCCTGTATGTCGCTTCCATATTTCTGTAAATCTGTCGTTCTCTCCGCTTGCCAAACCTGTATATCGCCAGCAAGATTCTGTTGATATTGTTGAACTTCTTTATTAATTGTTGATTCATATGTCTGAACCTCAGATTGATACTTTTGAATTTTACGCGCTTCATGCGAATCTAATAATTGTGCTTCTTGTAAGTATTCTTGCAGTATAGCTTGATATTTAGCATTCTCCTTATTGAACTCATTCAATTCATTCTGGATATTTGATTGATACTCTTGAACCTTATATTGATTTTCAGATTGGAATACTTGAATATTTTTCTGAAAGTTGTTAGTAAACTGCTGTACATCTTTATTTACTTGGTTCTGATAATCTTGTAATTGACTTGCATATTTCTGCAATTCCTGAGCTTCATCTTGAGAATCTAGTTGAGCATTTTGAATACTGATATTCAATTGTGCTTGATATTCGGCATTGTCTTTATTAAAACTATTTAACTCATTTTGTATATCTGTTTGATAAGTTTGTACTAATTGAGCATAATCATTTTGATACTTCTGAAAGTTCTGTATCCATTCTTCCTGTTGCCATTTTTCTATAGTAGAGCTTACCTCAGTCTGATATAAACTTATCTCTGAATTATATTTCTGAAGTTTTGCACTGTACTCTTGTACATCCTGTTGGAAATCTTGCACAGCATTCTGTAAAGCAACCTGTACACTTTTATTTAAATTCGCACTATTTACAGATATATCATTCTGTGCGTTCTGTATCGCTTCTTGTGTATCTTTTTCTAAATTTTGTATTTTACGCTGGATGTCTTGCTGATAAACAACATTATCTTTATTGAAACTATTGAGTTTATTCTGCATATCAGATGCATAAGACTGTAAATCGCTTTGAATATTAGTATTCCAGATTGCTATCTCTTTCTGAATTTCATTTATAGTATATTCCTGAACCTGCTTATTCACATCATTTTGATAAGATTGCAATTCACCAGAATACTTAGACATTTTCTCAGCATCTTCCTGGGAATCTAGCTGAGCGTTCTGTATACTTATCTGTAACTGAGCTTGGTATTCAGCATTTTCTTTATTGAATACATTTAAACTATTTTGTAATTCCGATTGATATCTCGCTACTTTTTCATTTTCCTCTTGTTGCCAAGCTTGTACAGATGTACTTAATTCTAGTTGATATTGAGACAACTTCTGTTGATACTGTTGTACTTCTTTCCCTACATCAGCCTGATATTTATTTAGATCAGCACTGTACCTCTGTAAAGTAGCTGAATATTCTTGGTTCTCTTGCTGCAGTAACAAATTAGCTTCTTGTTGAGCCTCTTGAGCATTTATATCGGATTGTCTTATGGCTTCTTGCAATTTGCCTTGATAATCAGTATTACCTTGATTAAAAGAGTTTAAGGAATCTTGTATATCTAGTTGATACTGTTGCAGACTATCTGATTCTGTTTTCTGCCAAGATTGATAAGATGTATTTACTTCTAACTGATATCTAGATAATTTTTGCTGATACTGCTGGACTTCCTTAGAAACATCATTTTGGTATCTGTTAAGATCAGAACTGTACTTTTGAAGTTCCGCAGAATATTCTTGGTTTTCTTTTTGAAGTTTTAAATTAGACTCTTGCTGAGCTTCCTGCGCATTGATGTCAGCTTGCCTTATGCCTTCCTGTAGCTTAGCCTGGTATTCTACATTCGCATCATTAAAAACATTTAATTGATTTTGCATAGCTTGTGAGTATGCCTGTATATAAGTTGAAATTTTTTGTATTTGTGCGACTGCAAGCTCAGTGTCTTCTTCTGTTTCAATATAGTCACCCACTATATTAAACCAATCATTAAAATCAACCTGACTATCATCACCTCGCAGGTCTACAAGCTCTCCACCGGAAGCATCAATAGCTGGAGTTGTATATGTAGGAGCTGTCCCTAAACTGGAAACTAATACTGAAGTAACATCTGGAGTTGTAAAACTAGGATCAGATGGAGATGCAGGGGAGACAGTTGATATAGTGAAAGCCCCCGGGTCATTATCTGCAAAAGGATTAGCAGCGCTTGTATCCCTATAAAAAGCAAACCAACTTACCCTAGAAGTTTGAGTCGGAGATGAATATAAAGGAGGAGAACCTGCATTGGTAACAGTTACTGTACTTATACCCGGAGTTGAAAAGCTAGGGTCATTTGGAGTTACTGGTGGGACTGCTGTAAGGCTAAAAATACCCGGATCAGTTTCACTCAAACCACTAGAACGAGAACTAAAAGCTGTTCTTGACTCTAAAATTGGGGCTGTATATGAAGGAGCTGTTGCGCTAAAAGACACAGTGCTCTCATTTAAAGTAGGAGGAACTGGAAGTATCGAAGATATATCCAAATCTGTAATAGTTGGAGTTGTTGTTAAAGATAGAATAGGCTCAGTATAACTAGGAGCAGATTCAGACATTGAAGCCATATCAGATATGCTAACTATAGGTTTAACTATATCAGTAATGCTTGCATCTGTATAAGTAAAACTAGGAGCTGATGGAGCCACAGGTTTTACTGGTAAATTTAAACTTCCTATACTTCCAAGAGTAGGAGCTAAAAATACTGGTTTGGTGTAACTTGGAGCGCTTGTGCTAAAAGATACAGAACTACTACTTAAAGTAGGGGAAACTGGAGAAGAAATACTTATTGATAAATCACTTATACTTGAAAGAGAAGATAAGGATAATACGGGTTTAGTATATGTTGGAGCACTACCTGAAGGATCAGCAACAACTTGTGCAGATATTGATGGAACCGATGGGGGGACAACACTAATACTCAAATTTGATATTGTTGGAGTTGCCCCTAAAGATATTACTGATTTCGTATAAGTAGGAGCGCTTGAACTAACCGATATAGCCCCAGTGTCAAAAGAAGGAGATGGAGGAGTTACTGGTAAAATTGACGAAATACTCAAATCAGATATACTAGGATTACTAGTCAAAGATAAAACAGGCTTTGTATAAGCAGGAGCTGTTTGTGAGAAACTTACAGTAGTCGTACTTAAAGAAGGAGTAACTGGCACAGATGGTAAACTCAAACTACCAACTGACCCAAGTGAAGGGGCTGAAAATACAGGTTTTGTATAACTAGGAGCTGTCCACCCAGATGTATCTACTGTAGGAGCAGTTATCGTCGGTACTACCGGAGCAGTAGATGAAATACTTAAATCACTCCCAAAATCTGGGGATGATGGAGCAACTGGCAACGAAGGACTCGTCCATGTAGGCAATCCATCAGTAGCTAGTTGTGAAAATTCTTGTGCAGCTGAATGAAATATAACTGCGTTTCTTAAATCAGAATCATCATTTATTTTAGAAAAGTCAACATATTGAGCATGAGCTGTATATGTATTATCTGGGTCTGGTTTTACTATTACCCTATTACCATCAGATATATAGTACTTTGGGAAAGTAGCTGTTGCTTTATGAAGGCTAGAAGAATTTCCTATAAACCCCCTCATGCTTCCATCAACTTTTCTTGCCTCGAATTGATCTCTTCTAACAAAAATTAATGAATCTGTTTTAACAGGTAAAGTTATTTGCTGAGAGCTGTTATTCCCTCCATGAGTACCCGGAATTGTTTCTGTAATGGCCCACAATAATAAATTACTTGGTATTGATGAAACTACAAATTTCTGAGCAGACCTTATGAAATCATCATTAGCATCCGACACTCCAGTTGTATTTTCTATATCAAGTTCTATCTTTGCGCAATCAGCTACATCGCCCATATTCTATCCTGTTTTATACAATAGGGAGGCCTCACAAAGAGACCCCCCATATTATAATCCTTATATCGTGCTATTACCTCACGAACTTCAGATTGTAGTATTATGACCAGCCAGTGCCTGTGAATGAAGTTGCTTGCAATCCATCAAGAGCGGTAGTCGCTACATTAACGTAAGATGTACCACTTACAACGACAATATCTGCTGATGCGTATTCAAACTGTAAATCAGTTCCAATAGCTCCACCAAATGTCTCATCATTCTCGTCAAGTTCTAATGCTTTTTCACCATCAGATTGCTTAGTGACGATTGTAGTCATTCTAACATTAGTAGCATGTTCAGCTACACCAGCAGCATTACCACATCTTTCTTGAGTGATAACACCAACGAAGACATTTGAATAAGCTTCTGGAAGTTCAATCGAGCATGCTGCTGCCATTGTTCCTCCAAAGAGTATTCTATATCTTAATCCAATATTGGCTGTTGTTGCTGCGGGCAATTGAATAACAGCTCCACTTGCAAGAGCGCAATTAATAAAAACTACGCCAGCGTCAGCTACAGACAATGTATGAGATGCGTCTCCAGCTGTTACAACTGTTATTTCTTTATAGCCAGCACTATTAGCAGCGGCTCCTAAAGCATTACCAGCTTTATTTTGACCATATAAAGGGATACCCATTATTAATACCTCCTATTTCCAGACGGCATGGGATTCTGGCATCTGCCATTCCATACCGGCTTCAGTTTGAATTAAATCAACCCTACGGTCAACACCACTATTCTCAAGAGTCTGAACGCCAACGTAAACTGAAGTATCACGATTCAAGCCGTTACCGACAAGAGGTCTATACTTGCAATTTTTCATATTAGCCGCTATCATCTTGATAGTAGTTCCATCAAGGTGAATATTACGAGACACATTCATTACCCCATAAGGAGTATAAATCTGTGTAATATCTACGCCAAATACGTTCTTTTTTCCGCCTATACTAAAGTCAGCTCTACCAATACCATCTCCTTGAGTACCAACTTTTTGTACGTTAGCTGAGAAATAGCCACTCAATTTGTGCATCCAATTAAATACATCGGTTGAAACAAAAAATAAAGTAGCATTTGCGTTGTTGTATCGAGGATCAAGGAAATTGCTCATATCGTCAAGAAAATCATCCTGAGATTTTGTTCCAGTTGAACCCATTCCAGAACCACTGAAAATATTGCCATAATTAACAATAAAATCGACAGCTCCTTGAGTATATTGAACACTATCAACTGATCCCTGAGAACCAAATAACAATGATGTTTCAATATCCCATTTATGTTCAATCAACTTTTCACGCCAAATCCGTGCAAACTCATTTGGTTCATACTTCAGCACGGTAGCACGAGTTGTGTTATCCATTGCCATAGCTGTTTTCCAAATCTGAGTAAGTCCAAATCCGGTTGAGAAAGGTTGATCTTTCCAAGTTTCTGGATATCCAGTACCTTGAGCATGAGCTGATCCAACTACATAAGAACGAGCTGATTCAAGTACCAATGCGATACTTTTATCAGCAACAACTTCATCGCCTGCTGAATCACCAGATGGACTAAAGTTATTAGTATGCCATCCAGCAAATTCGCCTGAGCTTGCAGCTGCTTTTGCGATTGTGCCTTCAATGAGAACACATTCTTTACTATCTTTTGAAAGAGAATCAGTAACTGCAGTTATCTTTACGAGAATATAGTCTTCTCCCCATTCAGTTCCATCAGTTTCACTTGTCATAGGGATTTTAACTACTTGGCCTGGTAAAAAGAAAGCAGGTCTTGTCCCGCTTGCTCCAACCGACCAATCATTTGCAGTATTTCCATACACATTTTGTAGATTGCCGCCAGATTTATAATCGCCAGCCATATACAACTTTACTGTGTCTCCTTGAGCAACAGAAGTTCCAGCTCCTGCATCGTTAGTAGCAATTATTTCAGAATCACCAAAATAATCTGCGCCAGATGCATTTACAGCCCCCATCACATAAGCATATCGCTTATGATAAGAAGGTCTGCGTTCGGTAAATTTGAACTCTGGATCGTCTGTTGGCTTTTTAGCAATCTTAGATACAAATCGGAAGAAAGGGTCTTGAGCAATGTTTAGTTCAGAAACTCTATCCCCGAAATTATACTTTCGTCTAAGGTCGCCAGTGTCTTTTGAAGTACCATCAGAACTGTAACTCGCTACATCTGAATAAGTACCTAAGCTAAATACATCAGCCATTTTATTACCTTTTAATTAAGGGTTAATGGCTTAAGATATTTTAAATACCAAAAGCCTTTTCTAGTTCACTGTCAGAACCTAAAATGGCGTCGAAAATCGAATCTTCAGGTGATTGTTCTACCTGAGCTCCACCTGCTGTAGCAAGTGAACCCGGTTGATTTTGAACTTCCCGCATCTTTTCTTGAAGCTCTTGCCTTGTGTTATCGGCAATTTTCTCATCCCTATTCTTACGATTCATTAGATAATATATATCATCAAGTTCAAGAGACTTAGACTTTGCATAATCAACAAATGTAGACCATTTTTCATCAGACATTTCATGTCTAGAACGAAAATCGGTTTCCCTTGCTAATTTCATATTCTCAGCTCGTTGTCCTTGTAAAGCTCCATTAAGTCTACGTTGGACTATACCGTCTATCGTAGCTCCTAATACTCTAGCAGAATCAGAATCGGGATTTTGAAAAGCTTCATCAGCTTCAAATTCAAAATCTTCTGGCAGACTCAGTTTATCAGCCATTGTTTGAGGTGTCTGACCTCCACCCTCAAAATAATTCCTAACATGAGAAATTAAGTTGGGGTCTTCTCGCATAGCTTCAAGTATGGGCATATAAGGCTCAATTTCTTTAAGTTGTCCATTTAGTCTTTGTGCTTCTCTACTTGAATCGCTATACCGTTTCTGTAATGTCTCCACTTCTTGTGGGACATCTGCTTGAACTTCACTTTGGCTCGAAAGTGTGTTATCACTCTCTGTTTCCGAGGTTGCTGGCGAAGGTTCGTCTATTATACCTCCATTGACACTTTTGTCTAATTCCTCAAAGAAATTATCAGAGTCAAGGGTATCGGTTAGTATGTTATCACTTTCGGGGGCCTCAGTGGCGTTGCCTACTTGCTCGTTCATACGGTCTCCTTTTTATTATTAAAACTTAAACAACACAAAATAAAACTTACAACTACTTTGTTGCTTCCTTAGACCTCTCTTTTGATGCTTTAAATTCAGTCTGCATTTCGTGTCTCATCTTATCAAATTCTGTTTTCATTATGCCTCTTAACAGTTTCTGTTGAGATTCTGTTTCAAGAACATCCTTCCTAATTTCATTAGATGCGTCCCCTACCTTCATCTTTATACCGGCTTGCACTAATTGACGCTCTAGTGTCTCAATAGTTCCTTCTTTGTCTTTCAAAGATTCTTCCATAGACGATACTTGACCTTGTAACTGAGCAACTACCGACTTTCTTTCTACAATTTGCTTCTTTCCTCTAATATCAGTTTCAGCTATCATAGCTATATCATCAATAAGTCCAGCCTGGAACCATTTAAAATACTCATCTAATAAAGCCCATCTATTTACTGGCATTGTAGCTCCAGCTACTACTCTTATATCAAACCTTGCGGTTGCATAATCTTTGAATCTTCCTATTACCGCTCCATAATCATTATATATATTTACATTGATTCTAACTTCTTTTTCCTGTTCTTGTGGGGATTGCCCAGCTTCAGGTTGTACTATTCTAAATACTTTCTCTACCGTATAATGCCTTTGAGCCGTTTCTTGGAATATTCTTCCTAAATGCTCTAGACATGGCTCTACTACTGATCCCATCCATGCTTTAAGTCTGCGAGTACCAAACTCATCATTAGCTAATAATCCCCTCCATGTCTCAGTTTGTTCCTGTACAAATCCCATCATAGCTGACGGAACACCACTGATATATTCCGCATCCGCTTTACCTTCCTGAACAACCGTGTAAAATGCGTTGTTGATTGGAGCTGGTAGTACGGGAGTTGGAGGGGTAAAACCTTGTCTGTACTTTAATAATGCACCGGGGGCTGAAGAGTATTTCTCCCATTCATCCTCAGGTACTGATCCTTCCTCGTACATCCATCTAAGATTAGAAGCTAAATTAGCATTATGCAACATAATCTGATGAGCTTTATTAAGTTCTTGCTGTTTGCCAATTAAAGGAGATACAGCACTCATTGGAAATGGAGTTCCAGTATACATATATGGAATAGGTACTATTGGATATTCACTTATAGGGAGTGTGTATTCATAAAGAAATGTATCTTCGCCTACACTACAAGTTTGTATAATGCGGTTCTCATGAAATTTTATAGAGTCAATAATATTTTTATTTGCTTCTGGGTTTTTCTCAAGTATTAAAAAATCCTTCTCAGACATTATTTGTTGAGTTACCTTAGAAGCTGCGTCTTGCAGTTGAGCC